ATTGTTTTGAATACAGAGTATAAAAAAATATTTCCGAATATGATTACTTTACCTCACGCTAATGACTCAGGATTATCTTTAGGATGTGTTGAGTGGTTGAGAAGATTTAATCAATACGATCCAATAGATGTTGGTCCTTTTCCCTTTATACAAGCTGACGAACATCCTGGCGATGTATCAGACGACACAATCAAAAAAACAGCAGAACTATTAGCACAAAATAAAATTGTATTATGGTATCAAGGACATGGGGAGATAGGGCCAAGAGCACTTGGTAATCGTTCAATACTTATGAATCCGATGGCTGAAAAGAAAGAACTAAATAGGAGAGTTAAAAAGAGAGAGTGGTTTAGACCTTACGGTGCTAGTGTTTTAGAAAATGAATACAAAGAGTATTTTGATTTAGATTGGGTAAGTCCATACATGTTATATAATTCAAAAGTCACCACACATAAATTTCCTGCAATCACTCATAAGGACGGAACTTGCAGAATACAAACAGTCTCTGAAAATCATGAGAAATATTATTCTTTGTTAAGTGAATTTAAAAAACTAACTGGTTACTCTGTTTTATTAAACACTTCTTTCAATCTGCAAGGCAGCGCAATAGTTGGTAAAGTGAGTCACGCCATGGAGGTATTTGATAAAACTGATGCTGACGTATTAGTTTTAGGTGATGAAATAATAACGAAGTGAAAAATTTAATTATAGGCCTTCACTCAGCTGGACATGATGCAAATATTTCAGTTTTTAATATTATTACTGAGGAATTTAAATATCTTAAATTTGAAAGATTGACTGGAGTCAAAGGTCAGTATCACAGAGATCTGACCACATGGGTTAATTATTTAAATCACTTAGGACATGATATTTCCGAAGTTCAAGTGGTTTTTGTTGTCGAGGGTGGGGATTTTAAAAGAACTTTTGATTTTCCTTTTTTAGACGTGGAGATAGATTTTGTGGACCACCACTTGGCACATCATTGGTCGACCTTTGATATAAATTCAATAACTATTGATGCGATTGGTAGTCAAATGGATTCTCTTTCTATATATAAAAAAAATCAACCTAGACTAAAGCTCAGTGCTTTACATCATTCTAGCTTAGGTAGAGATCTAGAGGAACTATACGACGTTTGGTTTTTATCAAAAAAATCTTTAGCCAAACTTAGAAAAGATAATTTTTCTTTGAGTCAAAGAGTGCACCATGCAGGACACATAATGGCCCTAGCAGCGTTTGGTGAAAATCATGAAAAATATTTAATACCTCCCAAACACTATTGGTCTTTAAAAGAAGATGAAAATTTAAAAGGTTTACAATATTACTATGCTCCTAATGTTTGGGAAAACTATAAACAATTTAAAGACAAACTTATTAAATCAGTATGCGATCCGTGCAAGAGCTTTGATGACGCTTATGTCATGAACTCCTTTGTTAAATCATTACATCATTATTGGTATAATAAAATAAAACGTCACTTACTTAAAGAATTTAGTAAAAATCAAGCCTTCTCTTTAACAGGCGGTGTCGGACATAACATTATACTTAATACAATGCTGAAAGAAACATTTCCAAACATGAATGCAACACCACATTGTGGGGATGAAGGGTTGTCAATAGGCGCACTAAAGTATGGTTTATATTTGTTAAATAATCACAATAAAAGATATCGAGTACACAAAAAAATACATCAGATTCATCAACACGATGAGAACTTCGGTTATGCATCAAGACAAACAATTCAACAAACTGCACAATATCTTAAAGAAGGTAAAATCGTAATGTGGGGACAAGGTTGGGGAGAGATAGGTCCCAGAGCGTTAGGCTATAGATCAATATTAGTTGATCCCTGTTTGGAAAATGCAAAGAACATAATTAATGAAAGAATAAAGAAGAGAGCATGGTTTAGACCATACGGAGCCAGCGTTACAAAAGATAGTTATCAAATGTATTTTGATCTGAATTATGAAAGTCCTTGGATGTTATATCAAGCTAGGGTTAAGGACCCTGATAAATTTAAAAACATTACACACAAAGATGGCACTTGTAGAATACAGACAGTGGATGAAAGCAACAAAAGTTATTATGCTCTACTTAATTATTTTAGTGAATTATCAGGATATCCTGTGTTAATAAATACCTCTATGAATATTCCAGGTAAAGCCATGATAGGCACTAAAAATCAAGCTAAAATAATGTTTGACAATTCTCTTGCTGATGTATTAGTAATGGGAGATAATATTTACACAAAATAGTGTTGATTAAGGACACAAAAAAGATATATTTTAAAGAGGTATAAAACATGTCAAGCACATATTCAGATAGACTCAAATTAGAACTCATGGCTACTGGCGCAAACGCCAACACATGGGGAAACAATACCAACACAAACTTAAATGTTTTAGACGCTTTTAGCGCAGGATATTTATCAAAATCAGTAGCAGGATCTTCTGACGTAACATTGACAACAAATAATGCTGATCCAACTGCTGAAGCCTCAAACAAAGTTATTGAATTTACAGGTGCATTAACTGGAGATATTAAAGTTTTTGTTCCTGCAGTAGAATCAAATTATATCTTTTTTAATAATACAACAGGTTCACAAACTCTAACTGTAGCACCCACAGGTCACACTTCAAATGGAGTTGCCATAACTCAAGGTGCTCACACCATCATGTACAACAAAGGTAACAAGATGGTTGATTTATTCGCAGGTTCTCTGGGAGTTGTTGGAGTAAAAGGTGCTGCAACTTTTAACGAAGACGTCAATGTTGCAACAGGTAAAAAAATTGTAACAGAGAATATTACACTTAACTCAAATGGTGTTGTAGCTGCTACTTCCTATACAGGTAGTGGTGCCGCTTTAACAGGTATTGATCCTTTTCCTAGCACTACATCAATGGTATTTAATCAAGCGTCCGCTCCAACGGGATGGACAAAACAAACTGCATCCGCTCTTGCAAATACAGCTATGTCAATCGTGACAGGCACTGGCGGAGGAACGGGTGGTGCTGATTCTTTCTTTGATACTTTTACAGGTACTAAAAATACAGATTTAACTTCTGCTACAGTTTCTGTTAGTGGAACTATTGGTGGTCACTCATTATCAACTCCAGAGATTTCCTCTCACTCCCACCCTGGTCCAAAGTCAGGTACACCTGGTGGTGGAGGTAGTGGTTTGAAGCCTGGCGCTGATAACCCAGGACCTAACCCAACTGGTTCTGCAGGTGGTGGTGGAACTCACACACACCCATTTACTGTTGGTAGTTCATCATTAGGTGGAACAATTTCTGTGCCTAACATGAACGTGCAGTACGCAAACGTTATTATTGCCAACAAAGATTAATGCCAATATTTGACCCTGACGGGCAATGTCCTCTTTTAAAGAAGAAATGTATTAAACATAAGTGCATTTGGTACAACATGTTACAAGGTAATCACCCTCAAACAGGAGCAATGGTTCAAGAGTGGGGGTGTTCGATTGCATGGATTCCTTTACTTCTAGTGGAAAATTCAAAACACATGATGGGAACGCAAGCCGCCACAGAATCTTTTAGAAATGAAATGGTAAAATCAAACGCTGCTATGGAAAATATCTTTAAAAGCAGTGATTCTGCCAAAAATTTAATGGTAAATGCACATAGTATTTTTGCTTTACTAGGTGATCATCAGGATGCTATAAGAGATAATAATCCAGATAAAGAGGATGAAACTATTAGACAATTAAGTAATAATAAGGTAAAAGTTAATAAAGGTAAAAAGGTGAACAAAGATGTCAATGACAATAAATAACACAACAATCACTACTAGATTGACAATTATTTTTGATGCTGGTCCTAACCCTGATAACGAGGTTTATTATAGGGAGGGTTCGGGAGACTATCAACTTGTGAATAATGATGGACCTGCCCTTGGCACAGGTAACACAGAGTCAGACGTTTATATTGATAACAAAACATGGTTAAACGTTAGATCTCATACTGAAGTACCTGAGGATGTTCACGCTCTACAATGTTGGAACAAAGGCGGAACTTGGACTATGGAGTTAGAAAAAACTGATGATAGTCCTAACGAAACAATCGCAACACAATCAGACTTACCACAGTGGGTTACTAATGTTGTAATTAGATGTGAAGCACAAGATCTTTGGAATAATAAATACGAGTCAGATATGGCAGCGGTTGATAGAACAGCACTAGCAGCAGCTAATGATGACACTACATTTAAAGCAAAGATAAAAGAGGCACACGATGCAGCTGTTACCGCAGCTAATTCAGAGAGAGAAACTTACCTTTCTGGGCATAGTATAACTTACTAAGTGCAAGACTACATCTTAGAAATTAGAAAATTTTTTCCAAAAAATCTCTGCGAAAAAATAATCAACTATTATGATAACGATGATATGGCTGATGCCACAACCGTGGGCGGTCTTAATAAAGATATAAGAAATTGTATTTCAGCTAATGTTCACATTACTAATTCTTTTGGTCAAAAGATTATATCTAATCTAGTAAAGCAAAAACTTTGGGAAGCAATAAATGTATACAAAGAAAAATTTTCCTATTGTAATGTCAGACAAAATTCAGCAATAGATTTTTTAAAATACGAAAAAAATTCTCATAAAGCTGGGTATAAGTTTCACACCGACTATGGGCATACGGTGCCACTAAGAGAGCTATCCGCCTCTGTATGTCTTAACAATGATTATCAAGGAGGAGAGTTTGTGTTTGACTTCCCTAGTGGCAAGGTACAATACCCACAAAATATTGGTGATGTTATTATTTTTCCATCAAACTTTATGTATCCTCATCAAGTGAATGAAATAGCAAAGGGAACTAGATACGCAATAATAGGATGGTTTGCATGACACCTCAGTTTATAGAAAAATTTTTACCAGATCAGTTACTACAAGTATGTTACTCGTACTCACTAATTAAATTTTCTAACCACGCCGTGGATAATATAGACGGACAAACTAACTCTTTGATTGGTGCATATAGTGACGGATTAATGGAGACAATATTAGATTTATCAACGCCTGTGGTCGAACAGAATGTAAATAAAAAGTTATGGCCAACATATTCTTATTTTAGAATTTATGATAAGGGGTCCGACTTACCGATACATAAAGATAGACCCTCTTGCGAATATACGGTTGCGTTATGTTTGGGAGCAGACCCATACGATAAGCCTTACAACATTTACGTTGGTGCAGAGGATAGCACGTCTGAGTATAAATATTTTGACGACAAAAAGAACTTTAATAAATATAGAATAGATCACACATTCCCGATGGTGCCAAACAATGCGATAATTTTTAAAGGCATGGAAAAAATACATTGGAGAGAATACTGTACACATGACCACTTCATAACAGTATTTTTACATTATGTAGATCAAGAGGGTGAATACAAAGATTATAAGTTTGATAAGAGAGATTTGTTAGGAGCGCCTGCCAGCACAAAAAAATCTTAAAATGTTAGAAGCAGAAAAATTTGATTTTGTAAATTCTTTTTATTTATTTAAAACTAAAAACTTTGATAATCACGAAACAAAGAAGAAAATAAATAAATTACAATTTAAATACTTTACAAAAAATTTAACAACTTTTTATAATAATAATAAAATATTAGAATCTGATGATTTTGTTGATTTACGTAAACATATTGATTTTTACGTGCTGTCGTTTGTAAAAAATATATTAAACAAAGATAATTTTACTCATCGTAATTCTTGGTTTCAAGCTTATAAGCCTCATAATTACCACAGTTTACATGTGCATGGTTTAGAGTCATTTGAGTATTCTTTTGTTTTTTATGTTCAGACATCAGACGACTCGTCAGAAATAAAATTTTATAATCCAGGTTATCCTTATTGTTATTATAAAGATTATGTTTTTACACCTTATGAAAACGATTTACTTATTTTTAATAGCTATGTGCCTCACGAGGTATTACCAAATAATGATAATCAAAGAATAAGTTTGGCAGGCAATATACAAGTATCATGAAATATTACATTTTTGGTATACAAAGAACTTGTACTAATTATGCAAAAGTTTTGGTGCAAAATAATTTTTATGGAGAATGTGGTAACAAAAATGATTACGGACATTGGTCATGGAAACACAATGGAGATGCAGAGCAAGCGACTGCTAATCTTGCTCAAAATACACCTGTTATTTTTTGTTATAAAGAACCAAAAAGATGGTTAGGTAGCATAAAAAATCAAAGCATTGATTTTGTTAATAGATATGGTTTATCTAATTATCCTAACTACACTGATCCACAATTAATTATTAATAACTCTGAGTTTAGTTGGAGCATGCCAAAAGCTTTACAGGTGTGGGTAGATTTTCATATAAATTGGATTAGATGTGCTCACAGATGTAACATGGTGGTGTTAAATCAGGAAAAGATGTTAGAGCAACCAAATGTTATAGATGTTTTAACGAGGATACAGTTTAAACAAGAATTAATTAAAAAACACATGCAATGGCTTACAATAGATAATTATGTGGATCATAGCTTAATAATAACTAAAAATAAAATCTCAAAAAAAACTAACCCTCTTACAGAATATCAAATAGATTACATTGACAAAAATTTACCAAGAGAGATCAACGATTTTTTTTATTAATGTTATTTAAATTTTTAAAATCCACTCTGCATTTAGATGTGGTCACTTATAGAAAAGAAGTGCTAGAGTTACACCCCATAGATCACACACACAAATTTATACCTAAATGGTTTAAGAAGACTCCCTCAAATATATCTAAGACTCCCGTTCCTCAAGGATCTTTAAGGACGTGCACAGGAATAAGAGACATTTTTAATACAGGCATAACAATTCCAAACTGGAGCGACTTCGTAATTTATAAAGATCAAGATAAAAAAAATATTGTCGTAAAATATTCTGATAATCAAACACAAGTTGATTTTCATGATGCAGAACAATGGAAACTATATCTCAATGATGACAAATATTTTCATTTTAAAATTGTTGCTCCTTGGTCTTTGAGATGTAAGCAGGATGTAAAGTTTTTATTTACTGGGTTTCACTGGGGACTAAACCCTTTTATGATTCATATACCCTCTGGAATTATGAGATTTAATCTACAGGATAGTTGCCACATAAACGCTTTCATACAGCCTGGTGATTTTAAAGAAGTTATGTTTTTGGCGGGTAAGCCCATAGCTCAATTATTACCGTTGACTGAGAAAAAACTTAAATTACACTATCATTTAGAAAAGTATGAAGACTTTGATCACATCTCCAAAAAGTTTTCTTTATACTTTATAAATAGATTTAATAGAATAACGAAAGATAATAAGAGGAAATAATGTTAAAGCCAGAAGAATTAAAAAATAAAAATTTTAAAGTATTTTTAGGAATGCCGATGTACGGCGGGATGTTAGCTGAAGCCACCATGCACGGATTGTTAGATCTTCAGCAATGGTGTATGAGGGTAGGAGTTGGTTTACGATTTCAATCAATGGGTAATGAAAGCTTAATAACGAGAGCACGTAACACTATCGTTTCTATGATGATGGACCAAACAGATTTTGCAGCGACTCATCTACTTTTTATTGATGCAGACATAGGTTTTACATCACAAAATATAGAGAGATTATTATGTGCAGAGAAAGACGTAGCTTGTGGAGTTTACCCTAGAAAACATTTACATTTAGAAAAACTTAAAGATATTTTTAACGATAACCCAGATGCAACCCCTGATGAAATAGAGGCGAAGTGTTTAGGGTATAATATAAATTTTGATGATCCTAAAAACTTAAAAGGAGAGTATGGTTTTTTTAAAGTAAACGAAGCTGCAACTGGTATGATGTTGGTAAAAAGAGAAGTATTTAGAACAATGATGAAAAAATTCCCTGAAAGAAAATATGAAACAGACCAAATTGTAAATGGTGTTCATTACAGATCTGACAACTGTTATGACCTATTTGCCGTTGGTCCTTACAAAACATTAGA